CCCGCAGCAGGGCTGGTGGGCGAATCAGCACAATGCGGCCAGGGCCTTCCACGAGCAGCGGGCGGTCGGCAAGGGCGAGGGCATCATGGTGATGGGCTCCCACGCCAACGCCGCCCAGAAGATCATGGACGGCATGCCGCACGGTGAGGCGCTGAAGGGTCCCAAGACCCAGGACTTCGCCTCTCTGATCGAGCACGGCGGCCACAAGCCCCAGAGCCCCGAGGACGCGGCGGCCGGAAAGCCCAAGGAGCACTCGGACAAGGTCGTCGTGGACCGGCACGCCCTGAGTGTTGCCGCCGGGCGCCGTCTGAACGCCGACGACGTCAAGGGCTTTCCCTCCCAGTCCCGCAAGCACTACGAGGTGGTGGCAGGCCACTACCGCAAGGCCGCTGCCGTCATCTCCGACCGGGAGGGTCGCGAGGTGCCCCCGCATGAGGTCCAGGCCGTTACCTGGCTGGCCCGGCAGCGCATGAACGCCACCGGTGACACCTCCGGCCCCCAGAAGGGCCGCAACACCGTGCAGCGCAACCAGCGCAAGCAGTGGCAGGACCTCAGCCACGAGCACACTCCGGAGCTGCACGAGACCGACCCGCCGAACTCTCACGTGGCTGCCCAGGACGCCGACGACTACGAGACCGACGGCGACAACGGCGCCGCGCACTGGCACGGCAAGGACCCGGGCACAGCCACCTGCGCCACCTGCGGCTACCCGGTGACCTACAACATCCCCAAGCGCCGCCCGCTGGATGCCGGATGGGGCCATGCCGACGCCATGAAGCGCGACCACCCGGCCGCCCCCTCCGACGGCCGCGACTCCGGCCAGGAGTGGGAGCGCACCACCCGCAACCGGGAGAACGCCCGCAAGAGCGTCGACAAGACCATGCAGACCGCCTACGACAACCGCACGTTCAACGAGATGACCCAGGGTCTGCGGCACTCCCGCAAGCACGCCTACGGCGAGACCAAGGCCCCCGAGGACGTCGACACCCTGCGCGAGGACGCCTGCCCGGTGTGCGGCGACCGCGACACCTTCGACGGCGCCACCTGCCAGGTCTGCGGCTACGTCGCACCCCCCAAGATGTTCCAGGACCCCGACCTGGAGAAGGCCAAGCAACTGGACCTGCGGAAGGACATCGCAGAGTTCCAGGACCCGGCCAACCCCAACCAGATCGGACCCGACGGACAGCCCATCCAGGACCCGACGGACCCGAGTGCCCTGGACGCAAACGGCAACCCCGTCAACCCCGACGCTGCGGACCAGGGCCAGCAGCCCGGCACGCTCCCCGGTGAAATACAGGCCGAGGTGCAGCCGGGCGGTGACCCGATGGGCGGAGGATCGCCCCTGGACCCCAACGCGCTCGGTCCGGACGGCCAGCCGCAGGACCCGAACGAGCTGGGAGCACCTGTAGACCCGGCCATGCTCGGACTCGACGGACAGCCGCTCCAGCAGCCCGGCCAGCAGCAGATGGTCGGACCCGACGGAATGCCGATCGGTCCTCAGGCACTCCCGCCTGGCGCGACCACCAGTGATGGCAAGCCGTTCACCCCGGGGCCGAACATGCCCCAGGGACCCGGCGAACCGGACGGTCCCGAAGGACCCCAGGACCCGGCGGAATCCGGAATCCCCCAGGACCTGGACCAGGACGGACAGATCCCCGACCCGGACGCGGGCCAGGGGATCCCCGGCACCCCCGACGACGGGGTACCGGACCTCCAGTGCCCGGCCTGCGGATTCGAGGCCGACGCCACGGCGCCGGTCTCCGTCGACATGGACACCTCGACCATGCCGCCCACCGGAGATGCCGCAGACGGCGTCCAGGCGGGCGACGTCTGCCCCAACTGCGGTCAGGGGCAGCTCATGAGCCCCGCCGAAGAGCAGGGCGAGACACCGCTTCCTGTCCCCGTATAGCCCAGGCCCCGTAAGGGGTGAAGACGCAACGCTCACGGCTCGCCGCGAGCCCGACCAGAGGAAGTACATCTCATGGCAGGTAACCGCCCCCTGATGCAGGCCATGGCGAGCCAGCAGAAGACTCTCCGCGACGTGCAGGCCCGCAACACCGAGCTGGAGCGTCAGCTCGCCGTCCAGGGCCTCCAGCTCGCCTACGTCGCCCGGCTGGCCGGTGTCACCAAGGAGGTCGACGCGATCAAGCGCCAGGCCGACGCGGACAACCCGGCACAGCCGGTGCCCAACCCCCCGAGCGAGCAGGCCAGCGAGTCCACCGAGCAGGCCGTCACCCCGGAGGCGTACGACAATCCGAACCAGATCGGGGAGACCCCCGGCGCCAACCAGGGTGTCGCGGCCGAGACCACCGCGACCCCGATGGACCCGGGCGTCACGCTGCCGACCGCACCGTACAACCAGCTCCTGAACGTCTCGGCCCCCGTCGCCGGGACCGAGACCCACACCCCGCCGGACACCACCCGCATCGAGACCGACGTGCGTGTGGGAGACCCGATGAACCCCGAGACGGCCTTCCCGCTGAACCCGGCCTTCGGACCGTCCGCGCAGCAGGGCACCACCCCGCCGCGCGACGGCGAGATGGCCCAGACCGGCTCCCGTACCCGGACCATGGCCTCGATCCGGCTGGCCCGCCTGCGCGTGCAGGCCGGTACCGCCCGGGGCGACGAACTGTCGGTGGCCGCCACCATCGACGCCGACCGTGAGCTGTCGGACGCGATGATCCGCCACGAGATCTCCACCCTGTCCCAGGTCAGCAAGGCCGCCAGCCGCCAGCCCCGGCCGCAGGGCCTCGTGCCGCGCTCGGCCTCGGGAGTGCAGCGCACCATGCCCTCCCTGGTGACCCAGCCCGCCCCCATCACCTCGGTGGCCGGGGCTGTGGGCGCCACCGATGAGGATGCCGAGTCCCTCTTCGACTAGGGTCTCCGATTGGATCGCAGCCCCCTCACAGCGCTATGGGAGGGGGCTGCGGCATGTTTTCGGGCTCTTGATCCTGTCTACCCCCCTCCGAGTCCCAGCTAAGGGGTGAGAAGGGCCTGTCTCGTATCGGACATCGAGCAGACGGCCCATATGTCCGAATAAACGAGATGGGAGGGAAAGCATGCTTCGTACGAAGATGGCAACGTCGTACATCAAGCGCACGATCCGGCCGACATACGGCTGGACCCAGATGACGCCCAAGAGCTGCTTCCTGGACTCCAACTGGGACCGTTCGGTGCCGATCTGGCCCGGCATGGTCTTCATGCGAACCGCCGGGGAGAACGTGTCCCTGGTCGGTGCGACCACCAGCATCCCCTACGGCCTGGGAGCCCTGTACGTCGGGGGCGATGGCATCGACGAGCCGCTGGAAAGCGGCATCAACACTTTCGCGTGCTGGGTCATGGGTCCGGACGCCGAGGCCGAGATCCTCGCCCCGGCGTTCGACTCCACCCAGGCGTGGGTCGACCCGGGCGACGGTACCGAGGTCCTCATCTATGGTGCCGCCACCGGCACCGGTCGTGGCAAGCTCGCGCTGGCCACCAATGGGTCGGTCGTGACTGCGGTCACCACGCAGCCGGTCGCCCGCCTCCTGAAGGTCAACTCCGCGACGAAGATCACCATCGGTGGACTTCGTCAGAAGTACTAGGAGCTGACTGATGCCGACTCAGACTCTCGCCACCACCTCGTCGCTTCGTGGCCGGGTGGCCAAGAAGTCCGACGACTACGCCTCCGCCATCCTCGCCCGCCGCGAGAAGGCCGCGCCCCTCACGCACGAGGCCAAGGTCCAGAAGATGGCCCTGATCCTCTCCGACGAGACCGGCGGCATCCGCCGTCTGGGCGTCGGGATGGTCGGTCCCATCCAGCTCAAGCTCCGCTACCAGGGCATCACCAGGAACGTGCTCGTCGAGGACCCGGTCACGCCGGGCACCCCGGTCGAGTACGACGTCTGGGACGACCTGGGCCAGGCGTACATCATGTCCGGCACCGAGGGCGAAGTCCGTGTGACTCCGTTCGAGGGCAAGCGCGTCCCGGTGCGGTTCTTTCGCATCGCCTCGCGCCCGGCCATCCGCAAGGAGGACCTGTTCTACCTGCGTATCAACGCGGTCGAGCAGGCCCAGGACGAGACCAAGCAGGCGATCCTCAAGCAGGAGGACACCCGGCTGCTCGTGCTGCTCCAGGCGGCGCTGACGGACTACGCCACCCGCCCGGACCACACGGTCACCCCGAACCACAACATCACCGAGGCGTCGGGCTACCTGACGCCGGGGTCGCTGTACTCGGCCGTGGCGATGACCGACATGCACGAGTTGCAGTCGGCGCGCATCCTGATCAACCCGTTCGACTTCCGGGACCTGTACCGCTGGGACATCAACCAGACCGGCTGGGCATTCAAGGACAGGGTGGTCGCCGGAGAGACGATCACCTCGTTCGGTGAATTCCAGATCCAGCGGTCGATCATCGTGCCGCAGGGCAAGGTGTTCCTCACCCCGGAGCCGAACTTCCTCGGCGTCTTCCCGGTGCTCTACTCCTTGGACGTGGAGGAGAACCACATGGTGGAGGCGTTCTGGAAGGGTTGGGTGTTCGACGAGATGGTGAACATGTCGATCCTGAATCCCCGTGGGATTGCGACCATCACCAAGGCGTGATTTACCAGGTCCCGCCGGAAACTCGAAAGGCCCTCTCGGATTTCTCCGAGGGGGCCTTTCCCCTGCCTTGCCTGGCCGCGCCCTACCGAGCCCTGCCTAGCCACGTCACGCCTTGCCGAGCAAGCCCTGACTCTATCAGGTCCTAAGCGGACTGCCGCCACGGATGAGGGCTCACATGGCGGCCGGTCTTGCGGACCCAGCCCTTCTCGAAGTTCTTGACCTGTGGTTCGGTCCAGATACGGCCCATCTTCAGGACCATGGGCTTCGGCAGGCGCTTGGTGGCGATCTCGTCGGCGCGCTGCTTCGAGACGCCCCACCGCTCGGCCAGCTCGGAGATCCCGTACAGCGTCAGGTCGTCGGGGGAGGGCTCTGTCTGCACTGTCTGCTGATCTTCCATCTCTCCAGTGGAACACACTCGTCTTGACAGCGTCTACCCCTCCGTGTCACCCTCACCCTGCACGAGAGGGCGTCGATTCCTTCCGCCCCCACGGACCCGAGTCATCAGGGTGCCCCTCGTGGCAGAAAGGCCCCGGCTACCGGTACCCCCCGGCCGGGGCCTTTCCTGTTGGACCGGCCACGACTCCGCGTAAGGGACGAGAAGACCTTTACGAACGGAGATCACCATGCCTGTCGGTTCGATCG